GTTGTGTTGCTCGTTTTAATATGCAAAGGAGCACTAGGACTCGCAGTACCAATACCTACATTGTCCGTACTGACTGCTAGAGCTGTAGCGTTACCCGCTCCGTCTTGGATCGCCAAGGCATTAGAGCCTGTGTTACCTGCTACCCCGTCGGTATAATCGTTTACTTGAAGTAAGCCTTTATAAGTATCGGCTGGTGTTGTTCCTGTTAAGTCTGCCATTTTATATATATAAGTTGTAGTTGTTAATTTAAATCATATTGTCCCATGAGCGGGAGCTGAAGGTTTCCCAATTTGTGCGTAGGAAGTCGTAGTTGTGAGTGCTGTAGTATACCTGCCACCCTGTACCGTCGTAAACCATAATAGCATCTATGTCAGTGGCGTATCTAACTGTACCGACTAAAGGTGCTGTGGCTATGATGTCATCAAACAGTCCGGGCTGTCCTCGCAATGTCTGATCTGCTGGTACATCAAAACCATACAGTACTTCAAACGCAGGACGAGCAAACCTATTAGGTAAACCTAACAAGCGACTCGGCTTGATCTGCTCAGATGGATATACGTTTAACATTAAAGAGAGTCAACACTACCTGTAGCGTAGACACTGTGTGTACCACTTGTGTAAGCACTTATGTTAGCTCTGATCTTTTCGTAGTGTCCGTGGTCATCACGAATCATAAACGATCCTACAGCACTTACGTCTTGGCTGTGTACTACAAACCAAATACCACCGATGTAGGCTTCAATGTCAATAGTCGCTGTTCCTACGACGGTCGTTGCTATTACAAACGTCCATCCCTTAGAACGCTCGACTGAGAATGCATTACCTGCCCCTGCTGAAGTAGCATCTGAAAGCAATGTCTTTTTGTCTAGTGCGCGAAGGCTCATATATATTTATCTCCTGTTATTATGTTGGTAAATTAACACCTGTACCTCCACCCATGCCAGCTCCAATAGTAGGACGACGACGAGCAGTCAACTGTTGTGTACCTCTGCGACGCTTAGTACCTGCTTGTGGTCTAGCTTTAGAAGGTGCAGCTTTCTCTGCCATAGCCAACGGAGGTGGTGGTGGGGCAGGAGGCGGAGCGGGTGGTGGTATCTTAGGTGTGGAAAAGCACATAGTATTAATCCTTTGTTATAATATTGTCTTGAAGTTGTTCGTCGTAAATGTGTCGTAGATAATTAATTACACTACGTTGTCCTGACTTATACCATACCATTCTGTCGTCGTCCGTCAAGTCTGCACATTTATCAGGAAACAATTTGTCAAGCTTATCTATCAAGTTTTTTGACAGAGCAGGTAGTACTATTTCTTCAACATTCATTGTGTCTATATGATATATTATCTAAGTCTTGTGGTAGTTTGCCATCTTTTATTTGCTGCTCCGTCCATATCCAAGCGGAAGCATTCCATAAGATAGCACCTGCGTGATCCTCTGTGTCATCACCCTCTGCCAGTGCTAGAAGGTGGCGGAACATGGAGTCGTAGAGTCGGGAGAGAGGGAATCCTTTCTGCCAATTATTGTCTCCGTACATCTTTCCTCCTTCTTCAAATCGTCGGGCGAGAGAGCGTAAGGCGAGTGGAGGTATAAGGTTGGGTCGTCCGCGTCCAGTGTCCCCGTCACGCTTGCTGCCTGTGGAGAAATCTTTAGTATATCCTTGGTTTGGTAGTTTCTCGGTGTCCATAAGTTCTTTATTACTTTTTTTCTTTGGTTGTAGTTTTCTGTGCGTAACAGCCTAGCCATCCACGCATTTGTTAGTGCATCTTGTTCTGTTAGTCCTGCCTTCTCATACATAGCAACGACAGTCTCCCATGTGTAACCGTTAGCATCAAGTGCTTTCTTTGCACCTACTGGCCCCACTTTAGGCACACCGCCAAAGCCGTCTGTTGAGTCACCTGTTATAGTTTGTATGAGGTGGAACTGATCGGCTTCTTCTTCTGATGGGTGATGGTATTCCTTTTTGTTATAGTCGTAGAAGATACCGGGTACACTCTTGAAGTCTTTATCTATACTTACAATAATTGTCTCCTCATCCATACATCTATCAGTAGCAAGGATTGATAACACATCATCAGCTTCTAAGTTAGGCCACAACTGTGCATCTAAATCTGTAAGCATCCACTTCTTTACTTCCTTCAGTATGATAGGCAGTCGTGACTTAGACCTGTTAGATTTATAAGCAGGGTATAGTTTGCGTCGGAAGTTAGCACGGTCAGTCAAAGCTAGTACTACTTCATCTGCTCCTATCAAGTCTTTGAACTCAACGATGCGATTAAGTATTCTGTTCTTTGCTATGGTCATGTCAGCGTGGACTGTCCACATCTCTTCCTTCCACTCGATTGCTTCTTCTGCTACGACTGATCCTTCAAACGCTAGGACATCTCCGTCGATTAGTAATGTTTTATTATTCATAGAATATGCTCCAGTTCTCTTGGTACTTTTTATGTTTTCCTTTGCTTGTTGGGTCAGGGTTTAGCTTTAATGTTTTACCTGCTATCTCATGTCTTGGTATAATCCACCAAGTATCTAGCGGAGGTATGTAACAGCCAACCACATCTATCGTATCACACATTCTACTCTTATGAGCACTCCCTGATGCCGTGCCTACTAGGTATGTGTTAGCTGTGTGCTTGGTATTACTAGCTTTGATCTGCACTTTTAATATACCAGCAGGGCAAGTAACAATGAAGTCCCAAGGCATAGGTGTGACAGGTGTATGAGGTTCGAAGTCACGCTCTAAGCATTCCGTTATAAAACGCTGTTCTGCTAAAGCTCCCGTTCTAATTGCTTTTGATGATGGCATATATGAATCTTCGTGTTGTTGTTTCCAATCCCACGGTACGTCGAGATCGATAGTATCGTACAACTCTGCAAGTTTCAAGTAATAGTCGTACTCGATCTCCGGTTGTTGTGTCAGTGTGTTTCCGCCCATGTGTTACCTACCTTTGCTTCGCCATCGAGGGCTACGTTAAGTTTTAATTCTTTACCTGCTGATTGGATTGCTCCAACTGCTAACTGTCCGAAGATGTCAGCTTTCTCAGGTACTACCTCTGCTTGGAACTCGTCATGTACATTAGCTACAAACGCATAGTCTGCACCGTGTGACCACTTCAAGATGTTGAGCTTGTGAAACAGTTGTATTAAAGCAACCTTCATGCACACAGCACCTGCACTTTGTAACAACATATTAAGAGCAGCATGAGGAGAGCGTACTGGAAGAATCCGTTTATCTAACCCCACAAGCTTACCGCCTCGTTCTACCTTTGACTTGATTGCCATCTGTAACTTTCTAAGTGCAGGTAGGTTGCTCAAGAACTTACGCTTTAACATCTGTCCTTCTGCTGCTGACCCTCCTACGATCTCTCCTATCTTTGCATCACCTGCACCGTAAAGGAAAGCGTAGATAAATGTCTTGGCTTGGTCACGAGTCTCAAGTCCTGCTGCTTTCTGATTCAGTGTGTGTACATCTCCTGTTACTACAGTCTGTGCATACTCACCTCCGTCAAACAAAGCGAGGTAGTGAGCAAGCATCCGAAGTTCCAACCCACTAGCATCACACCCTACAAGCTTGTACCCTTTACCTGCCTTGAACAAGTCCCGACATTCTTCACCGTACTCAGCACGACAAGCAGGTACTTGTGCCATGTTAGGATTCTGATGCGTACATCTACCTGTGACTGCTCCGTTGGTGTTAACCCTGCCGTGTATTCTGCCGTGCTTCATGAGTTTGAGCCAAGCTTGATTGCCTTCTGCTAATTGCCCAAGTCGTTTAGCTACAAGGAGATACTCACATAACACAGCAGCAAATGGATGGTCTATATTTTTCAACACAGCTTCATCTACCTTTGGTGTCTGAGCGTCAGGTTCCTTTGGTAACTCATAGCCTAGTTCAAGCATACGCTCTGCTATCTGCTGACGACTACCGGGGTTGAAAGGTAACACCTTCTGTTTGTTAGCTAGTGGTACTGCATCCTTCACTCTAGCTTGTACTTGCTCGGCTTGCTTCAGTACTTGTTTAAGTAACACCTTTGTCTCAGCCTCATAAGTAACACCGTCAATCTCTACCCTCCAACCGCTTGGTGTCTTCATCTCCTCTGTCTTAGCAGGGAACTCGTTCTGTAGTTTATCCAGCAGTTCAGCACGACGGGCTATAAGTTTAACCTCCAGCTTCTCTGCTTTATCCACATCAAACGCAAACCCACGCTTCTCTTGTCGGTGCATAAGGAAAGCAAACCAATGCTCAATCGCTAACATATGTTCACTGGGTTCCTTGGCTAAAAGGTAGTCAAATAACAGCTGTGTCACGATGACATCACGCTCGCAGTACTTACGCATCTCTTCGTTGTAGCTGTCAAACGCACCTTCCTCTTCACCGTACGATAGCTTGGTTACCTTGTGCATCCGCTTACCCCATGCCTTCAAGGAGTGACTGCCTACTAGAGTCTTGTCAAAGTCCTTACGCATGAAGTCATCGTTCCGTACATCAGGTACTATACACCTTGCCATGACCAGCGTATCAAGTACCTTTATCAAAGCAGGGTGGAAGTTGTACAGCTTGGACAGAGCAGGTAGATCAAAGCCTATCACATTATGACCGACGATCTTGTCTGCCTTAGCTAACTCTCTTAGTCCGTTCTCTATACCAGCACCGTGATAAGTAATCATCTTTGGGATGGTAGGGTCGTAGATAGAGAGGCAGTGAACAGTCTTTAAGTCAGACAAGTTCGACCAGTCCTCTATCGCATTTGTTTCTATATCAAAGAATAGTGTTTTCATCTGTTGTCCTCCCAAAAGCATACCTCGTTGTATTCAGGTTCATAACCTTTAGGTGGTGCCCAGATATAGCGATCATGATCTCCGTACATTCCTATATCTTTAATCCATCTATTCTCGTGGCACGCTGATTTGTTATCTTTTATTAATCTTGAGAACAGTTTATCTATACGCTTCTTTACTTCTTTCTTTGAGTTAGCTGTAACGTAATAAGTAGGTATCATAACTCTGTATACTCTTTTCTTCTTTTGCCTTTTCATATTTTTTAGAATGGTTGGTTGTTATCGTCTGTTGCTTCGAACACATTGGTGTCCTCCTTATATCGTCCTGTGTCGTGGTTATAACTAAGAGTAGTACAATGTCCTGTCTGTCCGCTGAATCTATTCTTTAAAACTCGCACTCGTGTCTCGTTAGATGTAGTCTCAGCTTGTTGATTCCTCTCCAGTCCTATGACCATGTCACTTAGCTGTGCGATTGCTTGACTGCCTCTCAGATGGTGCAGACTTACTCGTCCTCCCTCCTCGTGACCTGTGTCTACTCTCTTTAAGTGAGACACCAACACCATACCACACCCTGTCTCTTCAACAAGACTTCTAAGTTTGGTCATGGTGTTATCAATTAACCGTCGTTCATCGTCTCCTGCTATACCACTGACAACAATGCTGAGGTGATCCAAGAATATCCACTTACAATTAAACCCTTTTATAAGGTACTTTATTTTAGTAAGCAGGTTGTCGCTGTCCATACTGCCGAAGTGATCGTAGGTGTAGAACTTACCGTTCCCTACTGTCTCCTCAAACGCAGGACGCAGTGCTTCTTGTGGTACATCATCCTCCTCTAAGTGCAACGGTTTATTAAGATGGATACCCATGATACCAAGAGCAGTCCGTCTAACAGATTCCTCCAGTGCTATGTATCCTACCTGCTCACCAAGGTCTAACAGATGATGAGCAACCTCACGGCAGAACAGGGACTTCCCAATTCCACTACCCGCACAGACAGTTATAAGTTCACCTGTCCTCATGCCGTGGGTTAAATTGTTTAGACTAGCATACGGATAAGGTACTGCTTGGTGCTCCTCTTTGTTAGCGATAATATCCCACAGGTCTTTACCGTTCACGATGCCGTCAGGTCTGTACTCTCTAGCGTCGTACAAAGCATTGACTAAGTCCTTGCTCCGACCTGCCACTAACATATCGTTAGGGTCTTTCAGTGGGAGCTCTGCTATCTTTGCTTTACCCGGTGTGAGAAGTGCTGCACATTCTGCTGCCCCCTTCCGTCCCGGATCATCCATGTCAAAGCAGAAGATCACCTGCTCGTATCGTTCTAACCAGTCAATCGCTCGTGCTATGTGTCCCTTTGCAGCACCCGCACCGTTAGGTACAGACACTACAGGCCACTTGTTATCTAACGCTTGACTGACAGACAGAGCATCTATCTCTCCCTCTGTTACCACCACTCGACGACCTCCGTCTCTCCACAGGTGCTGACCGTACAGGCTGATTAACTCCCCTCTTACGCCAAAGCTTTTATCTGCTCGTCGTATCTTCTGTCCGCAGGTCTTGCCGTCTCGTGTTTTATAGTTAGCAACTTGAACAGGTTGTCCGTTCTCCTCGCCTACCCAATACCCCCACTTACGGCAGGTATCTTCTGTTAAGTTTCTTCGTGTTAGTGCTTGTGGTTTTCCGTATATTAAATCAATGGTTGTGTGTGTTTTTTCGATTGTCACTCGTTGTGTGTTTTCTCCTCGTTCGTGCCTGTTACAGACAAAGCAGTGTGTGCTACCATCGTCGTTGATTCCGACACCGTCAGACGACCCGCATCGATCACAGGGCTGATGGGTTGCTGTAAAAGCCATTGTTCTGGTATAAGTTTATTTGCATATTTTATTCCTTTCTTTTCGCACCAACCAGCGTAGGTAGTATTCGATCCTTTGCGTATCTTATTTGTAGCACTTTGAAACACGATGCGTATGTCTAACTGCGGATGCTGTTCACGTACTAACAAGTGCTTCTTCCTATCCTCCGTCGTCCACAAACCTTTGGCTTCAATGATGATGCCGTTAGGTAGTATGAAGTCGGGAGTATAAGTGCTGACCTTTTGATACTCAATCTGTAATGTTTCATACTTGTATCGAATACCACCACGCTCCAGTTGATGTGCGAGTTTACTTTCAAACCCGCTACGAAAACCGTTATTAGAAGTCCGCTGTCGTGACGGTCGCTTGCTCTTCTTGGTTATCTTCGGCACTGAATACTGCGTCAAGGGTTTCACCACCGTTAGCTACGAATCCTTCTTCCTCTGTAAAACCGAAGGCTTCAGCTGCTACGCTGCTCACTCCACCGTTCGCTAATTCAATGACTTGTACTGCTTCAAGATCAAGTGATACACCAAACCCAAGAGCTGCGGAGTACCAAAAGTTAGGACGGAAAGCTACATTCATCTTACTGCCTCCCCATATCTGTACATCTTCGGGTAAAGGTTTACCTGCACTGTCGTACAAAGCAATAGATAAGGTGTAAGTTGTACCGTCTGCTCTGCGTCCGCCTCCTTTGCGTTTAATCTTCACAAGAGTTGTGCCGTCTGACTGCTCATCAAATGGTTTCTGTGCTTGCTTGATTTCCTTGCCGGGGTTTGCGTCTTGTACTTTTTGTAACTCCTCCTCAAACAACGGACGAAGAGTTTGCTTTAACACCTCTGCTTGCTCACTGCTGACAACAAGGTCACAGCTCCATACTCCAAACTCAGCGTTGAATCTTTTGTTGGGTTCATTCAAGTGGCAGTACTTAGCTGTGCCTTTTAACTTAATGATGTCGTGTTTCTTTCTCGATG